TTATTTTTTATACTATTTATTTCATCAACTGTATTTAAAATTTTTAAATTTTCTTTTGTAAAATATCTATTATCATCAAAATTTTCTATACCATATAAATTTAATAAATTAATTACAAAATTTCTATCAGGCATTATTTTAAATAATTGATTAATTGGCATAAATATATATTATATAATTTAAAAAGATTTTAAGTAAAATATATTAAAAAAATATAATATAAAAATATATAATGAGTGATATAAAAAGTATTAATTTAAATATAGATGACATTGGAATTAAAAATGAAAAAGAAATAAATGAAGCATTAGATAAAATTGGTGCAATTAAAGGAGGAGCAGATATAAATCAAGACATTGCTTTAGCAGATGATGATGTCTTAATATCAGAATCAACATTTAATGAAGAAATTATAGAAGCACAAGAAGACGATGATATAATTAAAGACGATGATATAATTAAAGACGATGATATAATTAAAGACGATGATATAATTAAAGACGATGATATAATTAAAGATGATAATATAATTAAAGACGATGATATTGTAGTTGATGATGGTGATATTATCAATGATGGCGATATTGTAGTTGATGATATTATAATTAATGATAATGATGATAGTGATAATGATGATAGTGATAATGATAGTGATAATGATAGTGATAATGATAGTGATAATGATAATGAAGAATCTTTAGTGGATATTGAATCTTTAAAAGATAAATATCCATTAGATGTATGGGCATTAATAAATACATATTTTAGAGATGAAAAATATTATAAATCTAAACATCAATTAGATTCATATAATGAATTCTTGTATTCAAAAACAAATGGTATAGAATATATAATTAAAAGAGAAAATCCTTTAATTATATATAAAAACTTTGATAATAAAAAAAATAAATATAAATATGAAATTAGTATATATTTTGGAGAAACATTTAATGAAGAAGGGAATTTTTTAGAACAAGATAATATATATTTATCTTCGCCGGTAATATATGATAATGATACAGGTGAAAATAAATATATGTATCCGAATGATGCCCGTCTAAAATCATTAACATATGCTATGAATATATTTTGTAATATAGCAATTAAATATAATATAATAGATAGTGAAATTGTATATAAAAATTATGAAAAAATAAATATAGGGAATATACCGATTATGATACATTCTAAAGCATGTATATTAAATGGTTTAGAAAGTAATAAATTAAAAGAATTAGGTGAATGTCCCTATGATCAAGGTGGTTATTTTATAATTAAAGGTAAAGAAAAAGTAATATTATCACAAGAAAAGAAAGTAAATGATATTTTATATATTACAGAAAGTCAAGAAGATAATATTATATTGCAAGGTATGATAAAATCTATGTCAATGAAAGGGTTCCAATCATCTAGAACAAATATGATATATATAATTAAATCAAGTGTTAAATTATCAAATAATAATTATAAATATTTTAATAATATTATTGTTAGAATATTAGGATTAGATGTTAATGTACCATTATTTATATTATTTAGAGCATTAGGTATTATAAGTGATAAAGAAATTTTAAAAACAATTATATATGATACAGACAACGATGAATTAAAAAATAAAATGATACAAGAATTATTAAGTACGATTAAAAATTCTCAACCAATATATACAACAAAAAATGCATATAAATTTTTATCATTAAATACGAAAGGGAAAGAAATTATAAATGTAATTGATATATTAAATAATAATTTTTTACCAAATTATGATAATAATAAATCAAAGGCATTATTTTTAGGTTATAGTGTTAGAAAATTATTACTAACACATTTAGGATTTTTAAAAAAAACTGATAGAGATAAGTATAGTTATAAAAGAATTGATACTCCTGGTAATTTATTATTAGAATTATATAGGGAATTATGGGGTAAATTTAAAAGAAATATATCATTAAAAATAGATACATTATATAAATCAAATTATGAAAAGAAAGAAAATAATATATTAAGTATTATCAATGATGATAATTTAAATTCTGTATTTAATAATTCTACTATGAATGATATTGTCAAATCATTTGGTAGTTTTTTTGGTACAGGTATTTCTGCACGCCAGGGAATAGTTCAAGATTTAAATCGTTTAAGTATGTTAGGTACATTATCACATATTAGAAGATTAATTACGCCATTACCAGCGGGTAGTAAAATAATTGGACCAAGAAGATTACATAATTCGCAATGGGGATTTGTATGTCCAACGGAATCGCCTGATGGTGGTAATACAGGAATAGTAAATCATTTATCAATAATAGCGATTATATCATTTAATGTATCAATTAATGGAATATATAAATTTTTAAATGATAATAATTTATTAAATTTAAATGAAATTATTGATGATAATATAAATATATATTGTAAAATATTTATAAATGGTAAATGGATTGGATTACATAAAAATGCAGAATATTTATATAAATTATTAAAATTATTAAAATTAAATAGTATTATTAATATTTATACATCTATTTCGTGGGATACATTATTAAATGAAATATATATATTTACAGATAGTGGTAGATTATTAAGACCTGTTTTAAGATTAAAATATGATAAAGATGGTAATAAAATTAATGATTTAATTAATGGTAATATTGAACTTATGAGTAGTTGGAAAAGATGTATACATGGATATATGTATACAATAGATGAAAATATTTCTTCATATGATGAAAAATATTATGATAATATATTAGATGATATTAAAAAATCTAATAAAAATTATTTAGAATTTCTTGAAGAGAATGCATCACCAATAGAATATATTGATTCTATGGAAAGTGAATATATATTTATTTCAAAAGATATATATAGTATAGATAAAAATTATACACATAGTGAAATACATAGTTCTCTTATACTTTCTCCATTAGCATTACAAATTCCTTTTCCAGATCATAGTCAATACCCTCGTAATGTTTTTTCTTGTCATCAAACTAAACAAGCTGTAGGTATTTATAGTAGTAGTTATAATACTAGATTTGATACTGTAGGTAGCATTTTATATTATCCACAAAGACCAATTGTAGGTACAAGATATAATAAATATACAAATGTTGATAAATTACCAAATGGTATGAATATTATTGTTGCTATAGCAAGTTATGGTGGATATAATCAGGAAGATAGTATTATTATTAATCGCGATTCAGTAGAAAGAGGTATGTTTAATAGTATGTATTATACAAGTTATGAAGATAGTGAAATTGATTCTTTTGGAAATATAAGTAAATTTTCAAATCCAAATAATTATAAAAATATTTTAAAAAGAGATAATTTTAATTATGATAAATTAGATGAAAATGGTATTGTTCGGGAAGGAGAATATGTGAATGATACAGATGTTATTGTATGTAAAAGTTCAAAAAAAATATTAGATAATGGTGATGTAATTGATAATATATCTGAAAAAAGATTAAAAACTTTAGCAAGTGGCGAAGTTGATCGAGTTGTTATTTTTAAAAATAAAAAAAATGTTAAAAATTGTAAAATTAGAATATTTAAAAATAAAATCCCATCAATTGGTGATAAATTTGCTAGTAGATGTGGTCAAAAAGGTATGTGTGGTATGTTATTAGAACAACATCAAATGCCTTTTACTAAAGATGGTATTGTTCCAGATTTAATGATTAATCCGCATGCTATTCCTAGTCGTATGACTATTAATCAACTTTTAGAAGTTGTTCTTGGTAAAACTAGTATTTTAAGTGGTCATTTTGGTGATGCTACACCATTTCAAAATAATGATATTAAATTATATGGTGATATTTTAGAAAAATTTAATTTTGAAAAAGATGCTAATGAAGTTATGTATAGTGGTATTACCGGCGAACAATTACATACAAGTATATTTATTGGACCTACATATTATCAAAGATTGAAAATTATGGTTGCTGATAAAATGTATTCTAGATCTACTGATAAATATCAAAATTTAACTAGACAACCAACTGATGGTAGAGCAAATAAAGGTGGATTAAGAATTGGTGAAATGGAAAGAGATAGTATATTAGGTCATGGTGTTGCCGGATTTTTAAATGAAAGTATGATGGAAAGATCTGATAAATACAAAATAATAATAAATAAATATAATGGTTTATTATCTTATAATAATGATTCTGATAATAATGATAATTGTATAATTGAATTACCATATAGTTCAAAATTATTAATTCAAGAATTAGAATCTATGAGCATTTCAAGTAGAATAATTACACCTGTAAAATTATCAAATCATATAATTTCGGAACATTTAAATAATATATAAAAATTAAATTTGATATTTAAATTATAATAATAATATAATATAATATGAATATAATTAAAAGCATTAAAAATTCTAGAAATATTCTACTTGATGTATTACAAAATGAATATAAGGTAGATGAAATACCCGAATATAGTATTGATGAAATTGATAAATTATTTAATCTAGATACAGACGCAGATAATCCTTTTAAGGATTTAGGTGAAGGTTATTGTTGTAATTTTACTTTAAATCATAAACATATTAAAGATCATAAATTGCATGTTTTATATTATAAAATTCAAAAAAATAATAAAACAAAAGTTACAAAAACAATTGAAAAATTAATTATTGAATTATATACAAATAAAGTATTTAAATATACAGATAATTGTATTATAATTATTAATGAGAATATTAAAAAAACTATTTTATCATTTATAAATAATATTAATTTACAATTAAAAGAAAATTTTGATGATCCTTTAAAGAATGATTTAGGTTATGAAAAAAAACATTTTGGTAATGTTTTTATATTTGATATTGATACATTACAATTTAATATTTTAAATCATAGATTAGTTCCTACCCATGAAGTTATTCGCGACAAAAAAAATATTGATCAAATATTAGATAAATGTAATTGTTCTATAGATCAATTACCTATTATTTTAAAAACAGATCCTGTAGCAAATTTAAAATTATGTATATTTGGAGATATATGTAAAATTACTAGAATGAGTAAAACTTGCGGTACATATTATTATTACAGAGTTGTTAGATAATTATTGACGACATTACTAATTCATCATATACTGATCTTGGTACAAATTCAATTTGTTTTTTTATATTTTTATCTTTTGTATGTTGATATGATAATCCAATTGCTATAAATATTATACTAATTATAAATAATATTAATGATATTTTCATATATATTATTATATTATTATTTAAATTTATTAATCATCATAATAAAACGGATATAAATATCCGGCTAATTCATCGCCCATTAATGTCATCCTTCTAGTATGTTCTGTAAATCTTCTCATACGTTCTCTTCTAGTAGGATTACTTCCTAATTTACCATATCTTCTTTGTGTTAATTTTCTACGGTGTCTTTTTTGTCTGCGTCTAACTCTTCTTTGTATATTTATTGCTGCTTCACTTCTTAAAAGATTTATATCAGGATCACTTGGAATACTATCAGGACCACTATCGGGACCACTATCGGGACCACTATCGGGACCACTATTATTACTTCTTTGTCTCAATTGTTCACTTGTCATTGCTCCATTTTCTAATAATATTCTTTCTGTTTCAAAAAAATGTTGTAATCCATTTGGTAATAAATTATGGCCATGTTCTTCTAATTCTTGATTTAATGTATCAAGAGGTGTCAAACCTTCAGTATCTTTAATATTAACATTAATACCAAAATCTAATAATAATTGTATAATTTCTGTATTTAGCATTCTTACTGCAGTTTTTAAAAAATTATCCAAGGAGACATCGTCGTCACCAGCATCGAGTCCTGCATAATGTGTATTTATATCAATTATATCTCCATCTAATATAGCACTCATAAATTGTATTGCTTCAACCGAATTATCTGGATCCGCTTCTATTATAGTAATAAACATATCTTCAATAGTTTCTACAATCATAGGATCATTATAATCATTATTATCATTTAAGTTTATATTCATTATAATAATATTATATTATTATTTAAGTTTATATTCATTATAATCATTATTATCATTTAATGATATTTTCATATATTATTATATTATTATTTTTCTACAATTCGGACAATTTTTATGATTTTGTAACCATTCTTTAATACAATCTTTATGATATATATGTTTACATTCAAATTCTATACATTTTTCATTTTTTTTTAAATTTTCTAGACAAATGCTACACATTATATCAGTTTCTATATTTAAGATTATTTCATTTAATTCATTATTTATTTTATAATTATTACATTCTTTAACTATTTTTTTTTTTACTATATCATATAAATAAGTGCAAAAAATACTACTTACAAATAATAATAATATAGTACCATAATAATTTTCACTTTCATCAGATGTTGTATTATTTGTATATGCTTCGTGTATTTTTACATTATTTTCATATTTATCATAATTATTATATTGATATTCATT